TGCACGGTCATAGCTGCTGGGACCAACTCGCACGCCTTACCCAGGCCGAGCATCGGCATCGGAATGGGCCTAGTGTTCGCGAGACCGCTTATGTCATTGGTCCCATTCACATCCTCAATACCGCACCAATCCTTCCAACTCGGACTAAACGCTTTGGCGGGAAAGGAGTCCTCCATAAATGGACAAAACATGATGAACTCCGCCGCGGAGCTGTGCAGGGCGGTTGTGCGGATCACGGTGTAAGGTCCTACCGCTCGCGGCAAGCCAAGAGTGCGGGGCACCCGAGCATCCAAACATCGTTTGAGCAACGACAAGGAGCTCCCCTTACGCCTCATGCTCTTGGTGCCGAAATTACGCTTCGGAACCGCAACCGCGCCCTGCGCAAGCACAACAGATGCGTTCTGCCGGGTCAACTTACGGCCACTGCCCTTCGTGTGCTTCGTCGTGATATCCTTCCTGACACGTTTCAAGTCCCGGAGGGTGCGAAGAGTTCTCCTCCCGGACTTGCTCATCGGTAAACAGCACTGTGACTGCTTTCCAAAATTGACTTGAATTCAATCGGCAAACTCGTGACCAAGCTCAAGGGGGATCCCTTGTACCAAAATTCTCGGCGACTCGTTCCCTCCTGCGGAGTTATCGCCTCTGAGCAGTTTATGTACATACAGTCGGATCATGCTAGTGTGAGCGGAGCCTTTCCTTTAGACTCTAGGGTTGGAATTACCAAGTCACACAGGGCGGGTACGCAGGGAGGAGGGGTCGGACTGGCTCATATCCTTGACCTCCCTGTTTCCCGGCCTTTTCGCAATCACCACACCGGATACGCCGGTGCCTCGGTACCGCAACCATCGCTAGAACCCCTACCCAACTCACGGCCGTTACCAGCAAAGGCGCTGAGAGAAAAGCGCCACGTGAACCAGGGTTGAACTGCGTTCCCATGCAATGCATGTTTAAGATGGAACCGTCCGTGCGGTTGGCCCCCCCAAAATCGTTTCGAGGTAGTTGGCGGGGGCGGGGGTCTCGTTGCTGGACACTTGTGGGCTGGCAAACCCTCCTCCGGACCAAACAGAGGACGTCCATAGGCCTTCACCTCAGTGGGCTCCCGTAAACCCTACAGCAGGCTTCCACCGCGATACTGCTCTCCCGCGGCAAAAGAATAAGCCTCGACCTGGTGGGCAAAATGCCTCTACCAACACGCGAACCGCCTCGCGCGTGCACACCCTCGGGACGACGACAGGTAAATCGCTGGACAACGGGTGTAGTCGATCTCACCCCGGGTCGTTATCTTACCCGGAGCTCCCCTTCTAATTATGTGTCGTTGGCAAAATTGCAGCGACGGAGCGCCCTCACGGCGGGCGCAGGACCACCCCTCACGGGGGTGGTCGCCAGCTCTCAGGGAGGCTGGCGAGCATCTCCTCGTAACGTCCAATTGCCTCAAAAGACCAGTCATACAGCGTGAAGGCGTCCAGTTCCCTCCACGTCGCAGGGCACATCACGGCCTCCAAATTGGCCTGTTCCATCGTTGGAGTCACACCAAGGTTCATCGACTCAATGATAGCGTCGATCTCATTGAAAGTGTGACCCTCCCGTCCAAAGACTCGCATCGACATCTCACGGTCGGACACATCCCGGCTTTGCTTCAAAGATCGAGCATAGTTGTGGTACTTGCGGGAAACGCTGGGGTACAGGCCAGCAAAATCGGAAGCGCGGGCGATAGCGCTCGCCGCGCACAGATCTTTGACCTTACGCACGTCCCCAGCCTTCCCTGCCTCAACAATGCTCGCGGAGCAGCTGATGCCGGCACTCATAAGCGCGCGCGGTAATTCGGGGGCAGCAAACCCAGTTGGCTCCCCGTACTCGCACGCGATGTGGTACCCGCAAAATGTCGCCCTCCGATCAACGGTGATGATTACCATGTTGAATCCCTGGCGTTTCCACCAGTCAATAAAGATCTCGTGCATCTTGTCGCCCTCCCTCATGGGCGGCTTCATTGCACACAACGAATCATCCCCTTCAAAAGCGCCGTTCCACCAGCGCTCGTGGCCGGTCTCGTCCTCCCCTTTGCGAACTGTTGGATCAAGAAATCGCTCTGGCTGCTTGAAAATAGAGCATGTCCAGTTCACGAAATTCATCCACCAGTTGAGACACGAGGTGCCGCGGTGTCCAGATCGACGAATCGCATTGATCGTCATCCGCATCTTGTCGAGTTTCTTCTGGAAAAACAGCTTCAGCTTCTTCTTCTCGCAAATCGCCATGTGCTCCGCGTGCCACTGCTCCGGCACGACACCGAATGGCACGAGGATGGACATGATATGCTGAAGCACCGGATTCTCGACCTGGCCGCGAATATTGCAATTGCAAGTTGTATCCCACGCGCTGCCATCGCCCTCGATCAACCGAGCGCCCTTCTTCGTGAGGCTCTTGATGCACCGGTTGATAGCGGACCGCTTTCCGGCATGTTTGATCGACTTGCTCTCAAACCACTCGAACAACAAATCCTCAAAGCACTTGACAGTGACCAACGCCATCAGTTGGCCATCGTCTCCGTCCGCGATGAGGAGCCGGGGTGGCTTGCCCTCCGGCATCGGCTCGAGCTTTACCGCGCATTTGAGATTGAATTGCGGGTAGGCCTGCTTAAAGAGATTGTTCAGCGAGTCCTCAAGCCTCTTCACCGACCACTTGCCGGAACGAATCTCCTCAAGATGGAAAAATTCATGCGCCCACCTCTCGACACGCTTCCGCGACCAGATCCCTCTGCTTTCCGAGTCGCCGCATGCCTGCGCAATCAACGTTGCAATCTTCCTCCTGTCCTTCTTGGTCCCCGTGTACTCGCGCGCTTTCTCATCCAGCCTCTTAACTTTGGCTGAGCGCGCGTTCCGTGAGCTGTTGTTGTAAACGTTGGGCCTCTTAGGGGTGGGCGCGGTCAACACGCCTACAATCTGCTTGTTGTCCTTGTCCTCGTTCCCGTAATCTTGCCCAATGATCAACTTGATCCCATCAATGTCCATGGTGCGTCCGCCGAACAAGCATTCGTTCGCAATGATGTCGGCGTCCTCTGGGGTGCATCCACCATGTCGCGGCAGCTCCCCGAGCATCAGCACCCGCGGCGCAGGATCCTTCTGCTGCTTCTGCTGCTGCACCTCGGTTGGAATCTCGCGCACGCCCTCCATCTGCATCGCTGGGCTCATCAAGTCCCCCCCCTGCGGTGCCCCACCGATCGGAAATCCTTCCGGTGGTGCCCGGGGGGGGCTGTAATCAATCACCTCACGGTCGGGACACACGAAAGTAGATTCCGTGCGTCGCAATGTCACGCCAGGAAGTTTCAGTCCCGGCGTCTCGATCGAGTCTTCCATCCGCATCTGCACCGGTGCTTCTACCGGCGGCGGAAGTGGCCGCGGTGCTGCGGCTGGCGCAGCCGGTGGTGGTGGTTGCACCCGCGGCTTCTCTTCTTTCTTGCCCTTGCCATCTGCAATGCTGGTAATGGCATCCTCTCCGTCGCACTGGGTCAGCGCCCCAGTAGGAAGTCCGTCTACACGCACTAAACGCGTTTTCATCATCTCGCCCCTCTCGGCTAGGCAGCAGCACCCGGCACACATTGCATGGAGGCAGCTCGGTTGGATACGATGACCAACGAACACGCGCACCAGCAAAGGGGTCGCAAGGAAACGCATGGCAATGTGCTCAAGTGACCCAGTGGGCCAAAGCGACTCTGCCGTCTGCTCGATGTTCGCATGGATGGACTCTAGCTTGGACCCATTGCGGGTCCCGTGCGTAAACATGTGCAGAATCCGGGGAATCTCATCCTCCCGAAAGCGGACAACGGTCCTCTGCAACACCTTACTACCCTCATGGTAGCCGCACAACTTAGCCATGCACACCCCGGAAACACGTCCCAAGCAACCCAACTCCGGATGCTCCTCATCCCAGTCGTAAGTGATCACCGCCCACTCCCCACGCCGCTTCGCCGCGGCCTCGCGCATCTGCTTCGTGACGCCGAGGGGTGTAATGTAGGTGATGTCACGTTCATGACGGATCATCCTGCGCACTCTGTAGCTACCCGAATGTACAAACACCAGGCAGGAGGACGAGCAACCCTCCCATTCACCGTGACCTGTCTCAAGCGGGGATCGCTTGAGCCAAA